AGCAGTACGAGCAGACTGAACAGACCCTTGTTGCCCTGCGGGCGCGTCAGCAGGAAATGCTCCAAGGCGTCCGTGAGGGCAACCAGTTGCGCGACGATGAGCAGGAGCACCTCAACGAGATCGAGTCCAACATTCGGCTACTTCGGGAGCGGATGGCGGAGCTTAACGGTGAGACATCGGACGGGGTGGACTTGACGGGTCGTCTTTCGATCCTCGCCAATCAACTCAACTTCGACAGCGCCACGCAATCGGCAAGCCTACTGGCGGCTCAGATCGGTGTGAGCGTTGACGAGGCCATAGCGCTTAACCGCGCGTTGAACAACGCTGCCGGCATCCAGAACCCGGAGCAGCCGCGCCTTTCGCTTCCTGGTGGGGCTCCCGAGGGCAGCATCCCCGGCAGCTTTACCGGCGCAGGCGGGGAGCTTGGGTTCGATCTGAATAACACCGGCCCGAATCCCGCCGATTTCCGGCCCGATCGCACGGCCCTTTCCAGCCAAGGTGGCGGCGGCGGGTCGTCGGCAGCGAGCAAGATCGACCAAGAGCGCGAGGCTATCGACGGTGTGGTCGACTCGCTCAAGGACCAGATCGCAGCTATTGGTGAGACCTCGACAGCGCGCAAGACCGCGCAAGCACTGCGCCAAGCCGGTGTCAGCCTATATTCGAAGGAAGGCCAGCAGATCGCGGATCTGGTCGAGCAATACGCCGAGCTGCAGGAAGAACAGCGTAAAAGCGAAGATATTTCCCGCTCGCTGAAGGACGCGATACTGGATTTTGCCCTGGAGGGCACAGACGCGCTCGACGGCATGATTAAGGCTTTCCAGCGCATGGCTCTTGAGGCGGCACTTTTCGGTGAAGGCATGATGGGCAACGGCGGGGGCGGCTTGCTCGGCGGGCTTGTCGACAACGCGTCCGGGGCGCTATCGGGTCTTCTTGGCGGCAGCGCATCGGCCGGACCGCTGGCTGGGCAGCCGCTCTTCGATATTGCGAGCAGCTTTGACGGTGGCGGTTACACAGGCTCCGGCGCGCGCACCGGGGGCTTGGACGGCCGAGGCGGCTTTATGGCTATGATGCACCCTCGCGAGCGGGTCTACGACGAGTCGCGCGGTCAGAGCCGGGGCCAGCAGGGCGGGGTCGTGAACAACATCAAGGTGATCGCGCCGCCGGGATCTGAGGTCAGCGAAGAGCGCCAGCAAAACTCAAGCGGCGGCGAAGACCTGACCGTGATGATCGACCGCGCGGTTAGCTCACTCGCCCGCGATCCTAGCTCAGCCATCAGCCGGACGCTTGGCAATAGCTACGGCGTCGGACGCCAGACAAGGAAGCGATAAATGCCAACCTGGCCCGCAAAACTCCCGCAGCTTGGCCAGATTGGCGCGGGATACAAGCCGCAAGACGCGGTGGCCCGTTCCCGGATGGACGCCGGGCCGCCGTCGCGACGCAATCGCTCCACCGCCATTACGAAGGACGTTAATTACCAGATGCCGCTAACCGGGGTGCAAGCCGCCATTCTGGAGGACTTCCACGAGAACACGCTTCGAAACGGCGCGCTATCCTTCGACTGGATCAGCCCGTTGGACGGGTCGGCCGTCCAGATCGCATTCAAGAGTCCGCCTGAGTTTTCGGTGCGCATTGGCGACACTGATCCCAATAAGCGCCTTTGGGTCGTGACATTGTCCCTGGAGATCCAGCCATGAGTGTGACTGACGCCTTCCGCGCTGACGCCTGGTCGCCTGAATCCGATCTTTACCTTGTGCTTCTCACGATCGAGCACCCGGATCTTGACCCGCCAATCCATGTGGTGAACAACACCGTTAATGTCATATCAAACGGAACGTCTTACGTCGCTTTTCCGTTCGAGATTGCGCTGCCCGAAAGCCCGGAGAACTCCCCGCCGCGTGCCGAGTTGACAATCAGCAACGTGGGCCGTGAGATCAGTCAGGCGATCCGGTCCGTAGGCTCGCCGCCGAGTGTGACGATAGCCGTCATTCGGCAGGCGACCCCGGACGTGATCGAGGCGTTGCATGTGGGAATGAAGTTGACGGGCGTCAGCTACGACGCGCAGCAGGTGTCGGGGCAGCTTGTGCGTGAAGCTTTAGTCACTGAGCCATATCCGGCCATGACATATTCGCCGGCTGAATTCAGGGGGCTGGTCCAGTAATGAATTTGCCAGTCTTCGTCAACAAGGTGCTTTGCATGCCTTTTGTCGCCCGGGGCCGGGATTATGAGGGTGGTGATTGCTGGGCTGTTGTGTGGCTTTTTTATCGCGACGTGCTCGGTCGCGACCTTCCGGCCTACGATACGGGATATGCCACCGCAGGGGCCTCCGCTGTGGACCGCTCGATGGTCGGCAGGATCATGATTCGCGAGCGGGTTAAATGGGAGCAGACCGACGCGCCGAGGTTGGGTGATGTGGTGATGCTGCGCTGTTCCGGCGCTGCCTGCCATGTCGGCGTGATGATCGACAGCAAGAGGTTCTTGCACATCGAGGACAGGCGCGGCGCGACGGTGGAAAGCCTGACCGCGCCGATCTGGCAGCGCCGCTGCGAAGGGGTTTATCGCTTTGCCGAATGATATGATCACCCTGACCGCTGCGGCCCACCCGTTCGAGGCGTCCTCGAAGACAATCCCAGTGGCAGAGGGGGTGTCGCTGCAGGCAATGCTGGAGCAGGCGCAGCCTGATCCAATGCTGATGCGGCACGCGGTAATCTTCATTGGCGGCTCCAGGATAGAACGCCGGTACTGGCACTGTGTCTACCCCAAGGCCGGCGCACTGGTAGAGATCCGCGTTCTGCCGACGGGCGGCGGTGGCGGCGGTGGCAAGGATGTGCTTCGCACCGTGCTCACCATAGCCGTGCTAGTGGCAAGTGTGACAATTCCAGGGCTGCAGGTGCTCGCCCTCGGTCCTACGGCGCAAGCCTTTCTGCAAGCCGGCATCGCCGTCGTGGGCAACCTCGCTGTTAACGCGCTGGTGCCTGTGCAGCAGCCCGAGGGGCCTCGCGAGGAAGAAAGACGGTTTGGCATTCAGGGGTTCCAAAACCGCGCGCGGCCATTTGATCCAGTTACTCAGATCCTCGGTCGGCACCGCATCGCGCCGGACTATGCGACGCGGGTGTTCACCGAGGTCGTCGGTCAGGACCAGTATCTGCGCGCAATATTTGCATGGGGCGTTGGCCCGATGGAGATCGACGTTGACAGCATTCGCATCGGGGAGACCCCGGTCAGCAATTTCACCGGTGTGCAAATGGAGCATCGGCAGGGCTTTCCAGGTGATGCGCCGCGCCAATTATATTCCGACACAGTGTTTGAGGACAGTCTACAGATACGGCTAGGCGACCAAGTGGAAGGGTACGCTAATCTCACCGGGCCGCAAGTGCGGACGGCAGCCGCAGAAGCGGATGAGCTGAGCGTTGACATCACCTTCCCCGCTGGTCTGTTCGGAACGGGGGAAAACTCAGGGAATAGTATCGCCGCCAACGCGAATATCACGGTGCGATATCGTGAGGTGGGCGCGAGCACATGGCTTGTTCCCACATTTACCGCGAGGACGCACTCTATGGCTTCCGGTGCTACCGGGCTCGAAATGAATTTCTGGGCCGAGCGCAAGGGCGTCATTAGGCATGGCATGACGTGGGATGTTCCGAGGGGCAATTACGAAGTGCAACTTGAATGCGTGGGTATGTACACGGGAAGCCCGCGAACGAGTGACGTTTACTGGACTGCGCTGCGCGCGATCCAAGACCAAGACCCAATAACCAGCCGCGTTCCGGTCGCCACCACATCGGTAAGGATTAAGGCCACCGACCAGCTCAACGGCGTGCTTGACGAGCTCAACGGCATCGTCACGACAATGGGCAAGGATTGGGACGGGTCAGCATGGGTCGATCACCAGCCCATGACAAACCCGGCCAGCCTGTTCCGGCACGTCCTTCAGGGTGGTTCGAATGCTGTGCCACTGCCTGACAGCCGCATCAACTTAGCCTCGCTTGAAGACTGGCACGATTTCTGCACGGCTAAGGGATTCACCTGCAACACGGTGATCACGTCGGGCCGGTCAGTGTGGGAGGTGCTCGCCGAAGTCGCAGCCTGCGGGCGTGCATCACCGGCAGACGTCGACGGAAAGTGGGGCGTCGTGATCGACCGCCCGCAGGCTTTCCCGGTGAGCCACATCACGCCGCGGAACAGCAGCAATTTCAAGGCAGAAAAGGTACTCATCGAGCTTCCGCACGCCTTCCGCATTCCGTTCGTCAACGAGGATCAGAACTGGCGTCGCGACGAGCGGCGCGTGTACCGCACGGGCTTTGACGCGAGCAACGCGACCGAGTTCGAGGAATTGCAATTGCCCGGTATTACAAACCCGGATCAGGTCGAGCGCATGGGGCGCTACCGCATGGCGCAGGGCATCCAGCAGCCGGAGCGGTTTACTTTTCGACAGGACATGGAGTTTCTGACCTACCAGCGCGGCGACCGGGTAAAGATCACGCATGACGTGCTTCTGCTCGGGTTGGCCTCGGGGCGGGTGAAGAGCGTGATCACGGACGGCAGCAACAATGTCACCGGCCTTGTGCTCGATGAGACAGTTGAGATGGAGTCTGGCGAGAATTACGGGATCACGATCCGCACGCTGGACGATCCAAGCGTGAACCGGGGCGTGGTGACGGATGTCGGGCAGGTGTCGACAATCACCCTCAGCTCTTCAATCCCGGCCGTCGGTGGCCAGCCGGCGGTCGGGCGTCACGATCTTTTTGGCTTCGGCCTGTTCGGTCTTGAGACCGACGACGCTCAGATCATCTCGATTATTCCGCGCGCAAATGCGGAGGCCAACGTCACTGCGGTGCCCTACCGCGAGGTGATCTATAGCGGCGACGACACGCCGATTCCGCCGTTCCAGTCGAACCTCACGCCGCTGCCTCAGCTGCCTGCGCCACTGGTGCGGAATGTCATCTCCGACGAGCGCGTCATAGCGCTCGGCACGGCGGGCAATCTGCGAATCCGTGTGGCGTTCGACGTTGACCCGGTGTCGCAGTCAACGGCTTTTGCAGGCTCACATATTGAGGTGCAGCAGCGCTCGACAGGCAACGACGGGGAGCCGTACGCCAACGCCCAAGTGGAAGAGCAAACGGGCGGTCGCGTCATCATCGGCGGTGTGCGCGAAAGTGAGACATTCGATTTCAGGCTGCGTTGGGTGCCGCAAGGCGGGCGACTGCCCGGGCCTTGGGTGACGGTGCCTTCGCATCGAGTTTTGGGTCGCGCTACGCCACCGGCCGGGCTCGCTGGTCTTACGCTCAGTGCCTTCGGGGGCATGGCCTATCTGCGGTGGGATCGCCCAGCAGAGATAGACGTCCAGTATGGTGGCGAGGTGCGGTTCAGGCATAGTCCAGCGATGACAGGCGCGACATGGGGTGCGAGCAATTCGATTGGCGACCTTGCGAGAGCGAGCGCCCAACTTGTCGTGTTGCCACTGAAAAAAGGCACTTACCTGGCCCGCGTGATTGACCAGACGGGGCGGATTAGCGAGACTACGGCCACCGTTTCGACCAAGCAGGCGACAGTTCTGAATTTCACTGCTACCGACACGATTGATGAGGCTACCGCGTTTCCCGGGGCCAAGACGAACCTCACGGTCGATAGCGGCACGCTTGAGCTGACCGATCCGGCGGTCAGTCAGACGGGCGTGTACGACTTCGCGGCGGCGCTGGATTATGAGGCGGTGGTCAAACGGCGGCTTACATCCCGCATCGCACTGGTCTCGTTCAACGTGTTCGACACTATCGCGCAACGCACTGATCTGATATCCACGTGGACAAGCATCGTTGGCGACATCCCGGATGGCGGCGATCTTATTGTGCAGGTTCGGCATACCGACGACGACCCGTCAGGCACGCCGGAATGGACAGCCTGGGATCGGCTGGACTCGGCCGAATTCGATGCGCGGGCTTTCGAGTTTCGCGCTCTGGTATCAACTATCGGATCGGACGTGAATGTTTCCGTTTCCGAGCTCGGCATCGACGCCGACAGTCTGTGAGGAATTGAATGGCACAACACGACTACAATATTGGTGATCAGAACGGGTTCGATTTCCTCGTGGACCTGAACAACGCTCTGAGCGCGATTGTGACGAACAATGCCGGATCATTCGAGCCGAACCCTACATTTGCGCACATGCTCTGGTTCGACAAGAGTAACGACCTCATGAAAGTGCGCAATGAGGCAAATAGCGCATGGGTTATCGTCGCCAAAAAGGATGCAAGTGGTTGGACACCTTACCGGCAGGGAACGGCGCTTGGGACGGCTTCTGTTCAGCCAGACGACCGCTACGCCCACCGATCCAACAATTTAAGCGATCTGGGAAGCGCGGCGACAGCGCGCGCTAACTTAGGTGCGGCGGAAGACAGCTCGGATCCTGATTTCACAAATAACCCTAATGCGGCGGCGCGGCGGGGGCTGGTACTTAGCGCACTCCCAAACGTGCTCAACGCCACTGGTTCAGCCCCGATGTATGCCTGCCGCGCGTGGGTAAATTTCAACGGCACCGGAACAGTGGCAATCCGCGCCAGCGGGAATGTATCGAGCATCACGGATAATGGCGTGGGTGATTACACTGTAAACTTTACGACGAACATGGAGGATGTGAATTACGCGGCAACGGCGAATTGGACCGACGGCGGAGTAAGCCGTCTCGGGCAAGATGGACCAGCAATACCAGTCACTTACGGTGTAGGATCTGTGAGGATTTGGCTTACTGACGGCGCCGCAAATACCCGAGACGGCAGTACGGTCAACATCGCAATCTTCCGATGAAAGGAAATCCAATGAACCAGCGCATCATCTACCAAAACGACACAGGCGGCGTGGCTGTCCTGATCCCTGCCGATTGCGGGCTGACGATTGAGGAAATCGCGGCCAAGGATGTGCCGACAGGCAAGCCATATAAAATTGTTGACGCGGCAGACATTCCTACAGATCGCGAATGGCGCAACGAATGGACCGTTGACGAAGCGGATTTGACCGATGGGGTGGGCGCATGATTATCAAGATTGGCAGACCAGACCCCGCCGAAGCCCGCGCAACCATGCCCACGATCTCGCCCATGCAGGGCATCCTCACGCTGGGCGAAACCGAGTGGGGCAAGATCCTGACCTACCGCGAAACGGCAACGTGGCAGGAGCGGATCGTGATTGACAGCGCCGAAGACTGGCAACGCAACAGCCAAAACATCGCGTTCTTCGGGCATCTGCTCGATTATACCGACGAGCAGATGGACGCCCTGTTCATCGCGGCGGCAAAGGTCACGGCATGATCCGCGCCCTACTATCCCGCCCGATATACATCCTTGCCCGGCTTGCAGAGATGCTTATCGCGGCGGGGAGCCGGGTGCTAAATGCGGCGGTATTCGGCGGATCAACTCACCAGACATTAAGCGCGCGGGCGTTCATTGACGGAATGAGCAGCCCTAAATGGGCGCGGCGTCGGGACAGAATTGACTGGTTCCTCGCATGGTATGAGGCGGACCACTGCCAACGTGCATGGCAAAATGAGGTTGACGCAGCGCGAAAAACCTTGGACCGTGCGGGCGCGACACCTAGCCAACAGGGGCGGCATGACTGAAATGATAAGAACATGGTGGCCAGTTGCCGTTACCGTCATCGCCGCGATTGCTTGGCTAATCCGCCTTGAGGCGCGCGGGATATCCAACGGCACCGAAATCAAGCGGCTGTGGTCTCAACGCAGAGAGGACATGGAATCCGCGAAAGAAAGTCGAGACCGCATGGATCGCAGGCTTGATGAAATTGCGTCGGACATAAAGACGCTGCTAAGGGGAATGGGAAAATGAAGATGATACCAGACGCAAAGACAGTGGCGCTCAAATCCTATTCCATGTGGGCCAACTATCTCGGCATCGCGGCGATAATGGCGCCCGATGCGATCTACCTTTCCACCGGCCGAGACACCAGCCCGCACATGTGGCTGGCAATTGGTCTCGGCCTGATTATCGCAGGCATCGCGGGCCGGCTTGTATCGCAGGGAATCGCCCGATGATTAAGTCATTCCTATGCGCGATCTTTGTCTGTGCCGCTGCGCCTCCCGCGCCGATTGCAAGCACGACAGAGGCGGCGACCATGCGTGTCCTACTGCCGTTGGTGGCAAAATGGGAGGGCAAGAAGAACACCGCCTATCTCGACACCATCGCCAGCCCTGCTGTGTGGACGGTCTGCTACGGCGAGACGCGAGGCGTAAAGCGTGGCGACACATATACCGACGCCCAATGCTCGGCCATGCTGGAGCGCGGGCTAGTGCAGTTTCGGGACGGGCTGCATGAATTCTTCACGCGGGAGACACGGGACTTGCGCCTGA